AATAGAGAATAGAATAAGGATTAGGATTTTTCTATATAATCAATAATGCCTTCTAAAAGAGACCTGATAATAGAGTGCTTACCATCGTCTGAAGTCAGAAAAGCTACATCTGCCTTATTGTCTTGGAACATACATTCCACTAAGACAGCAGGACATTGGGTTTTATTGAGTACATAGAAGTTGTATTCTAAGTCCTTGTCTCCATCAAGTGTATCAGTCCTGAATGGCTTTTGGTTCTTGTCATAATAACCTAATTTCTTACCTTCAGCCATCAGTCGGGAGTACTCAGTAAGGTTGATATAAGCCCTGTCATATATGCATTCAGCAAGTATGTCAGATTTAGTCTTACCTACACTGGTATATACAGAGAAGCCACCAGCAGTGTGCCACCCATTATCAGCTCCTGCGGCATTAACGTGTATAGAGACATACAGACAGTTACCAGCTCCATGCTTCTTACAAAGACCATTGACAAAGTTCACTCTAGCTGCAAGCTCATGTTGCTGTTGCTGCTTAACACTACTACCCTTCATATCAGCAGTAGGATTGAGTGGCTCATAATCTATCTCTGCCTTATAGTTGTATTCATGAAGCTTGGTACATAACTCTTTGCATATCTCTCTAGACCAGACAGCTTCTCTGAACTTCTTATCAGGGGAGCATTTGCCTGGTGTTGTACCTAAATGTGCTGTACCTAATATTATATATACGTCCTCTTTATTCATCTGTGTCTTCTAGATTCTCCTTAATCAGTTCAGCTTCATCTGCCCTAGTATGTGGGAGAGGTCTGCGTCTAAGCTCTCTATCCATGTGTTCTGTTATTTCTTCCATTTTCTGATTAGCTTTAGTCTCAAATGTGACTAACTGATTATGGAAGTACATACCACCACCTATTAATGTTAGGGCAGTTCCCATGCATAAAGCTCCCCAAGCAATAACTCCTGAACCCACAGTTAATGTAATGATAAAGGAGACAAATGCAAGGACAACTGCCGAACATATCAAAAACCCAGCCATACCATACTGGAATTTGTCCTTAGTCTTCTGAGAAAGACCTTGCTCAATTTGTGTTACACTCATAACTACTCCTCCTATTACTTTACTATTTGTACGAATTTCTGACTACCAGCTTCTATATAAGGATTCTCCTCATTAACAGACACTGTAATGAGAGTATGTTTTTTCTGGAACAATCTCCAGAGCCAGAATTTCTTTGGTGGGTTAATAGTCTCTTTCTTGCTGTGTACCACAATGTGTTTTACACTTTTCATAGAGACTGCTAAGTCTATTCTTGCAGGGTAATGAAGACCTACCTGTGCCTTGTACCATTTATCTCCAAGTAAAGTATCTATATCCACTTTAGACTGAAAGATAGTATCATGCTTAAAGATAATACTATCTTTCTTCTCTATATTGGAGGTAACTGTCCCAGCACTAATAACGTTCTTAGGTTTAATGTTAAGCTTTTTCAGAGCATCTGTCAGAGCTTTATCTGTAGAATCTTTTGATGCTTGGAGTTGTTCAATAGTCATTAAATGCACTATTGATTGTCCCTTAAGGTCACTATTCTCAGATTGGTAAGCCTTGACATTAGTAAGCTCCTTTAAATAAAGCTTCTTGTACTTAGCTCCACTTATGCCAAAATAGATACAGCCAATGATTAATCCTATCATTATGACTGATACCACTGTGTATAAGATATTCTTAATACTCTTCATACCCTTCATTTTTTGTCTGTTGCAAAGGTAAGAAGAATATGCGAATAAAACAAGAATAGTAATTATAATAATTATAGATTATTTTTTGCCTTACATTTGTCTAATTCATCTTTATACCATCTTAGTTCTTTCCATCCTGTACGCTTTACTCCTCTTGGTAATAAACCTTCATCTATGTACTTATAGAACTTACTACGAGATATATTAAGATAGGTACAGGCTTCTTCGATACTAATAGGTCTATGTGCCAGTATATCTGCAATCTGTAATGCAGTTTCAGTATCAATCTCACTTGTATTTGCCTTAAGAGCTGATACTACTCCTTCAAGGAGTTTAATGACGTGTTCTTTTGTTCCTTTAACCATCTTTGGTGTAGATAAAGTGCAATGAAAAGACATATACCAACTATAATGAAGTGTAACTTAAGTAATTCATGATAGTCTAGTGGTATACCAATGTAATAGTCTACGTAGTTTATAGCATCATTTATTACAATATAATGCAGAAACATTCTGTGGTATGCACAGAATCTGAATGTATATGATACTAAATATAAGAATAGGATAGTTAATAGAGACATACCACAGATATGTGATATTTCAAATAGCTCTATCTGAAGACAATATAATACAGACCTCAAAAACATTAAAGCAGCTATCAGGATAGGTAATACCTTAATAGCTACTATGGTCAGTTTGTAGGATAGTTTATTTAAGCTTTCCTCCGCACCCATACCTAGTTCTTTTACCAGTTACACCTGCCTTTGGTGAGGATGGAGTCATACTGTTAGTTCTACCACCTCTTGCTTTGATTGCAGCTTTCGCTGCTTTACCTCTCTTTGCCATAATGTTACTATTTAGGATTTATATTAAAACGACCAAACATAAATTGTTCTATATTAGAGCTAATCATATTTGCCATTATGTTCCTGATGAAGTCATTGAAGTTCTCACTATCAGCATTAGTCCTCTGCTCGCTAAGATACTTGATAATACTCTTAAGCAGGTAGTTATTCTCAGCGGTCATTCTGATTAGTTCTCTTTCTTCCTCATAAGTCATAATGCATTCTGATTTATGCTGCAAAGATACATATTAAATTGCAAAGTACCAAGCTTTTCAAGATAAAATAACTATTATAGATTTATTAACATGATTTTTACAATTCTTTAACGCGACATTTTTGGAAGTTTCGACATAAACACTATTTTTTATATATTATATATTTTAATATATTATATACCCCTCCCCTGCTAAGAGTTAAGCACATTTTGTTCACAGTGTTGGCAACACTTTAAGCTAAGCATTTAAAACAAATTAGGTGTAATGTACTAGACACTACACCTAAAATGTTATCAACATTACGATACGTTTGATTAGGACGATTTTATGAAACACTTAATATCCAAAATCACTTAACCGCTATTAATTGTTTATACTGGAGTACCTGTTGCATCTACCCATGTTGTACCATTATACCAAAGAGGTTTATTATTATTATCAAACCAAGGTTCATTATAATCAATTTTCTTTTCTCCAACAGCATTAGATAATATATCGGCGGCAACATCTTTCATCCTTCTTATATAAATGGAAGATACACCCGAAATTGTTATATTGCCATTGATAAATCCAGTATCATGATTATTATGTTCCCCCCATTCAATGATTCTTCCAGCCCTATGATGATATGATTCAATATATGAGCCTAGAAAGGAAACATTTCTAAGAATAAGGTCAATTTCTTCAACACTTGTACCAGGATATTGTACAGGTGTCCTCAGTAATAATCCTTGATTATTTGTGAAGCAAGTATTGATATATCTTGTCTGAATACCCCTAGCATAAGAATGGAACCATAATGTCTGTCCTGTACAAGTGCAGTTTATCAAATCAATAGGTGTGCCAATAACAGTCTTAATATCGCAGTCAAAATAATGCGTAAAAGTTGTAGCATAAGTTCTACTATAATTTGTAACCTTGTTTTCTGAAATATCTATATTGCAGTTATAGAAATACAAGTTTACAGGTGTTCTAAAGTAGAATGGCTGATTTTTGTCTGCATCATCACCACCAATATACTGCACTTTACCACATATTATATCACAATCCTTAAAAATAATCGGGTCTACAAATGTGCTTCCAACTTCATAATGAATTACACCACCAACAGTAGAATTATACACATTAATAGGCGTTCCACCAACACTATGATTGATTATCTGCCTTATGAAAGAGTCGTAGATAGAAACATTCTTTACAGAAGCAGAAATGTTAATTCCACGTTTAGTTCCTAAAACGTAAGAATACCCGTCACCATCCTGGCCATCGCAAAGAACACTATCAAATTCACAATGTCTGAATGTAACATTCTCTATACTATGAGCAGTAGTAGCATTTATATAAACTGCACCTCCCATATTATCACCAGTATTCTCATTAAACTTGCAATTCTCAAAATATATATATTGTGCCTTTTGATAATTCATATTTGGCTCAATATCAAGACCTTTACAATTTGGTGTTCCTGAAACATAACCTGTCTTACAGAAATCACTATCAAAAACAGAAATATTTCTGCAATACAGCAGTGCTATCCCATCTCTTCTATTAGATATACATTTTACATTTCTGATAACTATATCCTCAGAAGCCTGGCTGAAATCTCCTAATCCGTCCTTTCCTCCTTCAACATAAATACCATCACCTTTGCAAAGTGATATATTCAGATTGTTTATTTCCGAGTTCTTGACATTGATAAATGATATTCCATGTCCCCATTCACCACTTCCGGCATAATTTGTTACAACGTCTCCAATAATGCTTCCTCCACCATCTACAATTACATTTTTAACATTCTCGGCAAGAATAGCATCATAATGAGTTGACTCGTTCTGATTTACACGAAGAGTGTTTGTTATATGAAGATGTGTGTTACTTGATAATATAAACAATGAACGTAAACTTGCATCATCACTAAACATTGGAGTGAAAGCCAAATCAAAACTTGGTGTAAATATCTCTTGGAACATATTACTGTTCTGTAGCCTCATAATGCTACGGATTTCATTACCACAATCATAAATATTTGGAATATTCATCCATTCAACATAAATATCAGTAACATTCCAAATACCCTGAATATCCACACCTGAGAAAATCTGCACCCTCGGCTTAGCCTTAATACTAGTATTTGCACCAGTTAAAGTATAAGCACCTGAGATACTACCTCCATCAAACTCCAGTACACAGTTAGCAGGAATAGTAATATCCTCACCAAGCACGTAATCGTACTTAATTACATACTTAGTGTTAGTTTGATTCATCATAGCTTGTGTAAGAATATTCTTCTGGACGGTCGTATCGTCTTCTTCCACCTCTTGTATATTCATAGGCAGAACCACAACGCCCATACCGTTAAAAGGATTCTCCTCACTTGTTGCAGGTTTATTACCAACGAGTTCTGAAACAACCATACCAGTTTTATCATCAATAATATCGTCAGCTCCTGCTACGTGGCCTCCAACCGCCGCATTATAAAGTCTAGCAGGGATTGGTGTTTTTACTTCATTTGCCATATCAGTTATATTTTTAATTGTTTAACTACTAGTTGCTATTATTAGTAACATCTATGTTATAGATACCTGCTTGATAGATGTTCTTAGAGGTAAATACAGTCAATTCACCAACTGTACTTTCATCAAACGGAATCTCAAATCCATTCATATCAGCACTTGCTACAACCTCACCAACAATGTTAGTTCTAACCATACTGTCTCTGAGGTATGTAGGAATAATAATAAACAACCTATCACCTTCCCTAACAGACACATTGAATGAGCCAGTTAAGTGACCGTTATAAGGTATAGCATAAGCAGGCTTCATGATGTCAGTGTAAGCCTCACCAGCACCAATAAAGTATGGGAATAGCTTCTTAACAACCTTCTCTTGTTCATATTCATGTCCAAGTATTACTGCCTTAGCTTTAATAGTAGTATCTACTGCCATAATGTGATTAGTTGTAAACTCTGTTACGTTTTGACTTCTACCAATTAATACGTTATCAGCATATACTTCAACACTATCCATATAGCCAAAGTTAGAGGTTACTGTAATCTCAATTTCACCTGATGTGGGACTTATCACATACTGTGGTACAATCTCCATTTTAATACCAAGTGTCTTGCCTGTTACAGAAAGAATCTCTTGTACTAGCAGATTTATGTTGTCAGTAAGTGTTTTCTGACTAATACCTAGAGTGGTACTATCACCATAAACCTGACTAATAGCCATTCCTGTTACTTCAAGCGTTTCTATCAGATGCTGGAGTTCTGCTGTTTTTTCTTCGAGTTTCTGATTAAGAGAACCAAATCCCCTATTCATTTCCTCCCTACTGGAGGCAACAAGTGTGTCATATTGAAGAAACTTAGCAGCCATACTTGGTATGTTCACTAAGTTCTCTGAGTGCATATTCTTGTTATCTCCGTCCTGAACAACAGGCATGAGTTCCCTACCAGTGATTTTATCTACCAATGGGTAACTACTTAGCTTGTCTCCATACAACCTTTCAGCAATGTACTTGAAGATTAAATCTAAGTCTGCCTTACTAAATTTCATAACGTTATATATTTTGTAATTACGCTGCAAATATACAACATTTTTATGTATACACCAACTATTATAAGTGTTTTTCTTAGGTTAATCTTGGTAGTTTACTTGCAGAAGTATTTCAAAGTCTTCCCACATCTTCTGCACTATATATGCAATGAGTTCAGCAGCATCCTCACTATCCTCTTTTACCTTAAAGTATCTGCATATATCTGACTGTGCGTGTTTAGCTTCATGTACTATAGTGTTTATGAACTGTCCTTTATCAGATGATACACCAATGTATATAAGAGTAGTACACAATAAGTCGTTAGTAAAGGTAAGACCTTTATTAAGTCCTGAGGATATAACACTGTATGCTCTCAAGGCTTTACTACGTGGACACTTAAGTTCGTGTAATGCTTCCATAGCCTCCATAGTGTCCTCACTATCTACAGAGTACATTACCCTTACTAACCACTTATCATCTAGTGTAAACTCTTGTTTAATCATAACTTACTTTGCCAGAAATCATCCCAGTCTATTGGCTCTCCTTTCCTTGCCATGTCAGCTAACCACCTATTAAATACCAGACCATCATAGCCATCTTCATCATCAATGACATCTTTAATGTATCTAGCTAAGTGCAGGGTGTCCTCTATGCTATGTCCAAAGAAGTCAGCTTTAGCCATATTAGCCACATATACGTGGTCTCTGAGTACGTTGTTCTCAAGCCTGATACCATAGTTGTTGAGCATTTCCTCCACCTCTTTCTTGGTATAAGGGACAATTGGTGTTGGTTTGCCATTCACGTTCTTCGTCATCTTGCTCACAGCAAAGGCACAGAGCTTTTCGTTGAAGTGCGGGCCATTGTACTGGAGATAATTAATCATCCCCTCTGGCTTTCTGTCAAACTGAGTTAAATCTGTTTTTTCCATACCTCACAATAATTATGAATTCTATGATGGGAAGTAGTAGGAAAATAATCCCTACTACCCCCAATAGAAGGAGATTAATAACTGAAGCGTCCACCTCTCATTTTACCTTTGTGGTGTATCTCCTCATCGTCATCTGACATACGATAAGCCTTACCACCCCTGTAAACTATGGTCTCACTTCCCTCATCTTCATCTTCATCCTCATGGGATTCCTCAATGACATTACAGAGTTCAGTCAAGAACTTCTTCATCTTCTTAATCTTACGTACTACATGGTAGTACTCCTCTTCATTTTTAAATGCTATTACCTTCATACTACGTTGGATTTTGAGTTTTCTGTTTAAGCAAAGACAGTATCTCTGCCATCTGACTCTCCATATTATTAACCTTACCACTAAGCTCCCTGACAGTATTGTCATTAGCCTGATTTGGGTTCAGGACTGCAAGAACCTTTTCATACTGATTAATCAGAGTCTTATGCTTATCAATACTATTAACAACATTCCTGCTGTTCTGAAGCATAGAGTTGATATAGCCATTAAGAGAATCCTTGCTGTCTGCAAGAACTAATGTCTCAGGCCCAAAGTCTGCTATTGCACTGTTACTAGGAACCTGCTTATACTCTCGTCTTTCACCATTTACATTGGCTACTATATCTACTACCATTTCTGGGTATTGACCGAAAGTAGTGTTAATACCTTTAGGGCGAGGAAAACTTACACTCTCTATAGGAGCAGCAAAGAACTTCAAGTCACCCTTTGTCTCAAGTCCATACAGGACACTGCCTTTACTTAAATTGGAAAACATGGTTACTTACTTTTTAATTAATATTATACCGTTGTACGAGACATTAATGTCAACAATCCCCTAGACCTGTCATTGAATACAAGTATATTACTTACATTCAACAACTCTGCGGCTGTCACCTGAACACCATTAGGAAGGGTTAAGTTCCTAGTGATACCATTCATAGTGAGAGTTACAGGAAGAGTACCAGTAGCATCAGCAGGGATAACATCACTAATGATAATAGTCAAGTATCCTACTGGCTGGATTCTGCGAAAGCCTAAAGCAATATCAACAGTCTCAGTACCTACAGTGGTGTTTGTACTTACAATATACGGAATACCACCTGCATTAGTTGCTATAATTGGATTACAACAATTCATACTTTCACCTCCTTATTCCGTTAATAACTAAAATACAATACCACCGCCAAATCCATTGCCATAGTAGGGATAACCACCTCCATAAGGAGTCTGATTAACAGCTACCAAGTTAGGATACTGAACAGGAACAGTATTAGGTTGCTTGTTAGCAATCTCATTTACCTTAGCCTGAAGAGGATTCAGAGCAGCAAACAACTGAGCAGTCTGACGGTCATTGTCAATCTGCCCTCTCAGTTGAGTAATGATGTCACCCTGTGCATCAATCTTACCTTGCAACTCACGCTTCTCAATCTCACAGAACTTGTCAACAATCATTGCATTCTGGTCTTTAATAGCACCAAGAATAGCATTGGTGTTGTCTGAAGACTGACGTGTCAGAGTGTTAGTCTGCTGACATACAGAGAGCTGGTCTGCTGCCTCATTTTGAGCAAGTTGTAACCTTACTGAAGCATCGTGTGCTGCAATCTGAGACTGGAGTGCATTGGTTTGCTGACAGATAGCAAGTCTGTTCTCACAGCAGCACTGTGCTACTTGCTGTCCAAGGGCTGCATTACCACTCTGAATAGCATTGATAATCTGAGCACCTGTAAGCTTAGTAGTACCATCCATAGTAACCAGAGAAGTGTTGATTGAATTGATGCCTGCCTGAACATTAGCAACACTAGTGTTAAGAATCTGAGCAAGCTGACCAAGTGCATCAGCACGTCCATTGATAGCCTGAAGAATTAAATCCCTACCAGCATCATTGTTCAGTTGGTTAGCAAGGAAACCTACACCACCATTGTTAGCACCACCAAAACCATTACCCCAACCACCAAACATATTGAAGAAAGGATACAAGAAAGGCAACATGAAAATCATCCAGAAAGGATTATTCATACCACCCCAACCATTACCATTCATAGCAAGCAGTGTAGTTGGATCAATTCCGCTATTATTTCCCTCAGGAAATACTAGTACATTACTTTTTTCTGCCATAATTCTTAGTTTTTAAATTTGTTATACTTTACACATCGTAGCTACTGATGATGGTGCAAAGTTACTAAGGATATGACGGGTTATCAAACGAATTTTAAGACATAAAAAAGTGACTAAGTATCAGGTACTTAGCCACTAAAAACGTTACCACGAAAGGAGGGCTATGGCATCGTTTTACTTCTTAGGAGTCCTTCCCATTTTGCTTATCTGCCTAGACTTAAGCTTGGCGTCTGTATCATTCTTCTTCTCTTGGAGGTCTACTTTCCTTACCTCAAGAGCATGAGTCTTATTGAATTCTCTGAGCTTCTCCTTGAATTCAAGTCTCTGTGCCTCAGTCATTGGAACAATACCATCATCCACTCCATCATTAGCATGAGCAATATTGGCAACATCAATATCTGCACCTGCCTGAATCTGAGCAATGGCAATCTTAGTCTGGTTATTCTCAGAGTTCATAGCAGCAGCCAATTGCTGTTTCTGAGCTTCAAACTCCATCTGCATCTGAGCAGTCTGTTGCTGTGCTTGGATTTGCTCTTGCTGTAGTCTCTCTTCTCTTTCTTGGAGCTTCTTCTCAGACCTCTGGATAATACGCTTCTTCTGAGCAATAGACTGGCTAGACCAAATAGACATCATAGCAGAAAGCTCAATAGCACCATTCTGCATAGCTGCCTGAGCCATACCCTCAAGCTTATCATTGATGTTGGCAAAGATATTACTGTAATCAACAGCCAATCCATAATCATTCAGACAGAATACATCACCGTCAATCTCCATAGTCTTCATAGACTTCTCAGAAGTCATATACTGGAACTTGACTTTCTTACCCTTCATAGCAGCCTTGGCAGTATCAATGAAGCACTCACAGACACGCTTTTTAACATCATCATGCTGGGCAAACAACCACTCAGTGATATAACTACTCTGTAAAGTGGCTCTTTCAACACCGCCTACAGTTTCTCTGTTAGCAATCTGTCCTTCACGCTGCCTGTTAATACCAGCTATCTCGCCCATTTCAGTCTTGATGTACTCACAAGCCTGCATCAAGAAGTTCATGTAAGCAGCATCATTGGCTGTCATAATACCCTTACCAGCATTATTCAAAGCTCCTACTGGCTTACCTTGCATTGGGCCTGTACCCTCTTTGGCACTATCAATAACAGCTAAGTGATTAACTCTTGCAAAATACATCCACTTAGAGGTACTCCAGTTGGTAGGTCTCTTAGCAATATCATATTCCAAGATACTGCCCCAAGATGAGCTGATAGCATCAACCAACCTGTAGTGGAGTACATCATACAAATAGTTGTAAGGCTTCATCATATCTACAAGACTAAATGGCTTGTCACCATTCATATTGTAAATCTGACCAATGATACCAAAGTGGCACTTGCCTGGGCTAGACATCTTGTTATACTGCATAGGTCTTGGACGCATCCTTACAAAGATACCTCCCTCAAGAGTATTACCATCACTGTCACCATGAGCATTAAAGTTACCTCCAATAAGAGTGCCTTCCCAAGCTTCATTAGTCCAAAGAGTTTTACTCTCTTCACCCATTGCCTTGTCTACTACATAATTCTCAGTGAAATAGCTGAACTGAACTTCTCCAGTCTGAGGGTCATACCTCTTGACTTTCTGAATCTTCCTCTTAGACTTCCAGTATACTCTGAGTACCCTGATATTGCCTTCCATGTCATAAGGCTGCGAAGCTACATGACCATAACCACTAGAGAAGAAGTCAGAACCACTTGCATCAAAGGTAAGTCCAGCAATAGCCCTGTTGACAAATGCCAGTCTTGGGTCATAATGTCCCATAGCATCCTCTACAACACCTCCATTACCATAAGGCATTTGGTCAATCAGTTCAATCTGCTTCTGAGTAAGTTCCTCACCGTAGGTATCAAGAATCCTACTTGGATTCCAATATTCCTCAATAATGACAATATCAGCATCCTCAATCTTAGGAGAATTGCCTGACTGGAATGGATGAACATTCAGAGGATTCAGTTTCTCCAATATAGGCTCACCACAATCTATATCACATTGATAAAGCTCTTCTGCATTGGCAAGTACATCTTGGAATCCCTTAGAGAACTTAAGTGGGAAGTTCTGTTCTACTCTGTAATGGTTCAGTAGCTCATTGGCTTGAAGCTCCAAGAAGTCTTGATACTCAAACTCAAAGTACTCACCTTCCTTATCAAGTCTTTGAGCAGCTTCCTCTTCACTCATAGAAGTGTCTTGAATCCACTGAGTAATGGATTGCTGAATAGCCATCTTCTTGTTTTCCTCAAGCTCACTGATTGCCTCAGGGTTAGTGACAACCACACGATAATCAAATGGCCTACGCAACTCTTCACCTACAAGTACATTCAGCTTACTATTCATAATAGGATAGTGCTGAATATTATCAGGAATGAAGTCAGCCTCTAATTTATAAGGATTAAGTACCATCTGAAGGTCTGGCATGTGCAGTTTACCTTCAAGCAGGTCATAGTTAATACGCTTTTGTACACATGACTTTGTAATAGGCTGATAGGTTAAGAATGACCTATTAGCTGCCCAAGCTACACACTGCTTTCTCCATTCAACTGTCTTTTGCCTGTCACTTAGCATCTGACGAGGAAAGCCTGTTCTATAATTACCGTATGTACTCATATTACTTACTATTTTGGTGCAAAGTTACATATATATTCTGACAATTGCAAGTTTATTAGCGTTTTTGTTAGTCTTTCCCATGCCAGTTTTTATCAAAGTAATCATCCTTTTCCTCTTGACTGTTAGCCTGCTTTTTCTTCTCTGCTTCTAAGGGATTACCACCAAATGCTATAAGTCTGTCTTCTCTATAAAGCATCAACATTCCACAGGCTGATACTCTATCAAAGTTACCATCAGGATTCCACTGACTTGCTTCTTGAAGTAATGCCCTATTTCTACAATAGTATAGATTCATCTTAGTAACCTCTACTTCCTTACCATCCTGAATGACTATAGTCTTAACAGGCTTTCTAAACCAGTTATTAAGCCTTTCTCTAGCATAGTCATTGACAAAAGTTCCAGCATTAACACCATAAGCAGTATTACCATAGTTCTCACCCTTTACCTTATCTCTATCCTTAAGGAACTCAAGATTAGGAGCAAGTAGGTATAGACAGTTCATAGTCTTGAAGTAACTGTATAGACCCTTTTTATTATTCTCATAGCATATCTTAGCATTGAAGAATATAGCCATTCTACGACATACTTCATAACCATCATCTGCCATGTCCAATCTACCAGTCCATTCAGCTACTATTAGGTCTGTCCATAAGTCAAGGATAAAGAAGGAAATCAGAGAAGTGGTACTCTTAGCTATATCATTCTCAATAGGGTCAAGACCTCCGATATATCTTCCTGCAAATACTCTACCATCCCTGTTCTTCTCAGGCATCTTGAATATCTCAACAGCTCCTGCGTGCTTATTACCCTTATGTGGGAACTCTCTAAGAGGTAAGTCTCTACTTGGTTTAAAGTAAGGAGTACCGTCACTCTTAAGACACATTTCACCCACATATACATCATCAAATTCAGAAGGATTAGCATCTAATTCACCAATTCTTTCTATTAAGTCAGACACAGGGAATATAGTATTATCCCTACGCATAATAGCATCCTGAATGGTGATAGGATTCTCCGCCTTAGTACGTACTACCTGCATTGGGTCTGAGGTATTGTACTTAGCATTATACCAGTCCATCAGAATCTCAAGGAGTGCTTTAGGTACATCACTATTACCATTATCATCATAACAACCAGCTCTGTTAACATAAGCAGGAAAGAAGAAAATACTTTCACCAATACCTTTATTGACTTTATCCCATACATTAGGCAGTCCAAGTATGTGATAACCTTTAGGCTTGTAAATCATTTCCATAGCACCTGAGAAGTCATTACCTTCAGAACCACCAGTTCCAATAAGTGCAATCAT